CCGGTAAGAGAACCGCCCGTACCACTAGCATTAGACCTCTGGCTGTGATGGGCCATCACATCGAGAGGACCAGTGCTGATGTCCAGGTTTGTCACAGCCGTCGTGGAGCTGATAAGGCCATCTGCCAAAGCGTGATACAAAATGATGACCTCCTTACCATTATACCCTGTAAGGGTAATCTCAAACCCACCAGATGCCCCCGAACCATCAACCAAGATACCATCAAGCGAATACTGCTTTTGCCATCCGCCAACTTCGCTGTAGTTTTGCGCAGACCAGTACGAAGGAGTCACCGCCAGTGTATCATTTCCTGAATTGGTGTCGGAAGGGAGAATAGGCTTAATGAGCTCGATCTCGTAAGTCACCCAAAGCTGACCAAGTGTCACGTCAGCTGCGGACGACACGCCTTCGGTGGCGACCTGAAGCTTGCCCATGTTGTAAAACCTCATGTCTGAAGCGCTAGCAACATCGGCAAGTTCATCATGCACGTAGAAAGGATCATTCCTTCTGACTGCGGCAGCACACTCAATGGGATGGATAGCGCCCTTGCTGGGCTTGACAGCCACAGCATACTCGCTGTTTTCCATCTGCAGAGTGCTACTAAACGGAGCATCGTTGACGTTGTAGTTCGTGGCCATAATGACCTGTCCCATACCGCCTGCGGCGGCATAATCCGAAGTCAACGGCTTGTAAACCACTGCCATGCCAAGTATCTTGTACTGCTGGTATGACTTGGCGACGCCAGACAGCCATGGGAACAACTTCTTGTTACCAGGGTTAATGTCGTACGTCGTGTTTGTAAATGCAGTACCAGGTGACTTGATGGGGCCGACAAACTCGCGGTGCTTGATGATGGTGCGGTCGGGGTGGTTGGCGAAGTGTGGTACGTCACCACCATGAGTGGTAGTGCCGTTGCCTCCAACTTCATAATCACCAAAGCCTGTAATCTGCGAAAGTACAGACCCGAGGGCTGCGCCCTTGGGCCCAGCGAGACCGCCAACTGCTGCGAACGTCCCTTTCGGGAGCTTCTTCAGTGCGTTGTAAACCGCACTGGTTACAGCATTGTTCAACCCGCGTGGTGGTGACGGGGCGGGAGTGGCTGGACGTTTCTGCGCCTTCTTAGCATTGTTCTTGTTAACCATGTTAATGTGTGTGTGTGTGTATCTATAGCTTGTTGAGTCTTCCTACTATATTATCGGGAGCGGTAGGAGCAGTCCCGGGTGTTCAGCGTCCACTTGTCCATATTGCATGTTAGTATATATCTCCTCAATCACCTCCTGCTCCCTTGGTGTAACACCGAAGGTGTTGTAGAACGCGACACGATTTTCATCGCTGACTACGCCGTTAGAAGACATATTGTGGCTGAGATAGTACATCCCTGTCCCATAAAGCTCTTCACGATTAAACTTCTCGGCACGTGGCATTGAACCATAAAAGGCCGAGTAGATGGGTACTGAACCATAACACGCCAAGCCGCCCACGGCCACTTGTCGGATCCATTTCTCTGCCTGGTCGATTGTCTTGAGACAATAGCAATCTTTGCTGAGCGCCTCAAGTTTGCGGACCATGAGCCAGCGGCCGTCTATGTAGCATGGTTGTGTCTGGCAAAACTCAATGTGTTCGAACCGGTCAACTACACCCTCAACTTTCAGGGTGAAACCCATCGTCCTGAACCAATCAGTCGGTGACAACTTCTGACCTGGGACAGTGACGTGTTGGATTGCGGTGTATACTTTCGACCAGTTAGTTGGGTCAACAACTGCTAATCTCCGGATAACAGAACGTTGGCCAGTTCTGACCATCATGTCTGCGTATGCGGTACGTGACATGATCACTACACAATCGTCACCATTGTCGACGAAATTAACATCGACACGTGGTGTGTAGCCCAAGTAGTCCACGTAGTATGAGTAGAGCAATCCACACATTATCAACTTGTTGCCAAGCGATGTGTTCATGTCACCACTCATTCGTGATCCACGTTTGTTGTAGGCTACCTTGTATAAGCGACCTGTCTCGTCCAAAGTGTAAGCACGGCCGACATTCCTGATGGTGGCATTGAGGCACCAATCAAGAGTGTGAAAATTTGGGTCGTTTGCAAACATCCGACGATACGTAGTGTGTTCCCAACCAAGAGCAACATCTGATATGTGCTGGTCCATACGTGAAAGATCCAGTGATACTGCTACTGGATCCGTGAGCTCTTCCCAAGCATCACGAAGCATATGGCCAATTTGCTCCGCGTTTTGACCACATACAACGGTAGGGCGATCAAAAACGCGGTCGATGGCACGGTAAATGACCTTCTC